AGGGAACTATACCTACATTTAAACTTACATGTGAACTCTTCGAATACAGCGGTCAAGAGATTGATACTGGAATAGCAGAGGTTGACTTGATACAAGTCGGTCATACTCAAGGCTCACGCGCCCTACTTGACTTTGATGGAGGAGATGTACACGATCTTGGTGAAACTCTAACAATTGAGTTGCCATCAGGAATCCTTGGAGAAGCAGAGTTATTGCAATATGAACATACACCAACTGGAGCAATCGCAACATTTGGTACCTTAACATTTAATGATGGAGAGTTTCATACATTGACAGTTGGCACTGAGTTAACAGGTCAAACTTCTGGCACCACATCAACGGTAACTTCTGTAATTGATTTAAACGATGGAGATGCAGCACTATTTGTTAATGATGATCTCACTCAAAATAGTTCTTTTGATATTATAGGAAATGACTATATTGACTTTAGTGAAAGTAACCCGTTTGGAGACCCGTCATAAGCCATGTTAAATTCATCATACTATTATAATGGAAATCTTAAAAAGATTGTAGCAGTGTTTGGCACAATCTTTAATGATGTTTCTATTGCGAAAAAAGTAAATGGCAAGATGACTGGCATTCAACGAGTGCCTATATCATATGGCCCACACCAAAAGTTTTTGGCGCGACTGTCAAGCCAACAAAATGAAGAGTTTGGAGACGTAGCAATCAAACTACCTCGTATGAGTTTTGAGATTACTTCAATAGCCTATGATTCAACAAGTAAACTAAATAAACTTAATAGCAAATTATATTTGGTTGAAGGTGACTCTGATACAAAGACCAAAATATATCAAGGCATTCCATATAAAGTCAGTATTCAATTGAGTATACTTGCGCATCATCAGGATGACGCACTCCAGGTGTTTGAACAGATTGTTCCGTACTTTACTCCAGACTATACGGTTGCAGTAAAAGATCTTGAGGGTCCTGGCAGCATTACTGATGTGCCTATACTGTTAACAAGCACAAACATGCAAGATGACTATGAAGGTGACTTTGGAAACAGTCGTCGTACAATCATCTACACATTGGATTTTGACATTAAATTTAAGTTTATGGGCATACAGTCTGGCCCAGCAAAAATTATTAAAGTTGTTGATGTTGACCTCTATGACACGCCTATAACACCAGACGCATTACCAGTTGATGGTGTGCGTGTTGAACTAGGCAATCCAGAGACTGACACTCCAGAAAACTATACAGTAGTTACAACCTACGGATTTGATGAGGACCCATAATTATGAAAAAAGACAAAGATACCATACTGGCATCTCTTGAAAAAAACGTCTTACCGGTAAAACATGAAATTGCAGTCTCAACTGGATCTCCAGTCGGGCCATCACACGATGAAATTGTATTGCATGCCGAAGAAGATTATAAATTTGCACGAGAGCGTATTAAAAAACTTATTGATACGAGTGACGAGGCTATAAGCACAATGCATGCTCTTGCAAGTGACGCTGAGCATCCTCGTGCATTTGAAGTGCTTGCTGGCATGATAAAAACTGCAGCTGATATAAATGGACAACTGCTAGGATTACAAAAAGAGCGTAAAAAAATTATACAGGTTGAAGATAAGCGTGGACAACCTGCTGCTCAAAGTACTACAAATAATGCTATATTTGTTGGTACCACTACAGAACTACAAAAATTATTAAAAGGCTCACATGATGAAACACTTGATGTATAATGACTGCACCAGACTCTTATAACGGAAATCCATACATAAAGAGAGATGGAGTACAACAACATTTTACTGCTCATGAAATAAGTGAGTATAAAAAATGTATGTCAAGTGTATCATATTTTGCTGAGCATTATGTAAAGGTAATTAATCTTGACCGCGGACTTGTAAACTTTAAGTTGCGTGGTTATCAAGAAAAAATGGTAGAACATTTTTCTGATAATCGGTTTTGTATTGTATTGGCGTGTCGTCAGAGTGGTAAGTCTGTGACAAGTGTTGCCTGGTTGTTACACTATGCAATATTCAATCCTGACAAAAAAATTGGCATACTTGCAAACAAAGGAGCGACTGCTCGTGAAATGCTGTCTCGAATAACACTGATGCTAGAAAATTTACCATTTTTCCTGCAACCAGGGTGTAAAATATTAAATAAGGGAAACATAAAATTTAGCAACAACTCTGAAATTATTGCGGCGGCAACAAGTGGTTCAAGTATTCGGGGACTTTCAATGAATGTGATCTTCCTTGATGAATTTGCATTTGTTCATGGTGCAAACGAATTTTACACCAGTACCTATCCTGTTATTTCATCTGGTAAGGACACAAAGGTTATAATTACAAGCACGCCTAATGGAATAGGCAATATGTTCTATAAACTATGGGAAGGTGCAATACAGAGTGCAAATGAATTTAAGCCGTTTACAATTAAGTGGAATGATGTGCCTGGACGCGATGAAGAATGGAAACGTCAGACCATAGCAAACAGCAGTGAACTTCAATTTCGTCAGGAATTCTCATGTGATTTTATTGGCAGTTCGCAAACATTAATAGGCTCTGATGTGTTGTTGGGTCTACAAGCTCGAACTCCATTAAAGACGCAATATGACATACACTATTATGCTGAACCTGTCGAAGGTCATGACTATATAATAACTGCAGACGTCAGTAAAGGACGAGGCCAAGACTATAGCACATTTACTGTATTTGATATATCAGGTGTTGATGGTGTTTTTAAACAGGTTTGTACCTATAGAGACAATCTCGTGTCTCCGCTTATGTTTCCAGAGTTTATTGTTCGTGCTGCAAAAACATATAATGATGCACTTGTAATAGTTGAAAACAATGATGCGGGACAAGTTGTATGTAATGCAATCTATTATGACTATGAATATGACAATACTTTTGTGCAAAGCTCAGTAAAGAGCAGCGGGATTGGTGTGACTATGACAAAACGTGTAAAACGTATTGGTTGTAGCAACTTGAAAGACTTACTTGAAAGTGGCAAACTTCAACTTTGTGATGCTGACACGATAGTTGAACTTAGCGGTTTTGAACCAAAGGGAGACAGTTATGCTGCTCGCGGAAACACTCATGATGATATGGTTATGAATCTTGTGCTATTTGCATGGTTTGTAAGTACAGATGCGTTTGGTGGACTGAGTAATATTGAGTTAAAATCATTGCTTTATAGCGAAAAGATACGAGAAATGGAAGAAGACTTGCCCCCATTTGGTATATTTGATACTCCGCAAACATCACAAACTCCAAGCATGATTGACTATGAACGTCAAATATCATCACTTCAGGAGTGGAATGCGCTGTAAAAGTGACTTTTTATAAATATCGATAGATTGAAATTTTCTTATTATGATCTCTTAAAACTTATAATTAACAACTGAAGAAAGAAAAAATATATGGCAACCTTACAAAGCGTAGGTGTACAAGTTACAGAAACCGACTTGACACCAGTAACACAACCGGTATCGGCATCAATTGGAGCATATGTTGGACATTTTAATTGGGGTCCAGTAGATGAGCTTACAAATGTTGGTTCTGAAACAGAATTAGGAAAAATATTTGGCACACCAAGTAAAAGTAATGATGTTAATGCAGCATCATTCTTAACAGCTGAAAGTTTCCTTAAATATGGCAACTCATTGAGAGTAATTCGTACTATTGATAATAATTCAACTGGCGCAAAAAATGCCGCAGGTTTTGTCGACACATCTGGAGATATAAATGAATTTGCCACATTAATTAAAAACAAAACAGCCTTTGATAATTTATCAACAGATGAATTACAAGCTCCATTGTACTCACGCTACCCTGGTGAACTTGGTAATTCATTAAGTGTACAAATTTTTCATAAAGATAATAGAAGTACTACATCAACTGAATCTAAAAAATTCTTCTCAGTTTTAGCTGATACAACACTTTGGGCATCCGACGTAGCTGAAACCGAATTAGTTGAAGACGAAATTCATATTGCAGTTTATGACGAAAAAGGATTAATTACTGGAACAAAGGGGACAGTACTTGAAACCTGGCAAGGTCTTTCATTGCATCCAGACGCTCGTAATACAAATGGTTCTAATAACTACTGGGCCGATGTAATCAACAGTGGTTCAGAATTTATCTATGCATCCCAGAGAAATGGTACAACACAACAAGTCCAAGCCTCAGTTGAAATTGGTACAGGTAACTCTAAACTTAAATTTACCGCAAATCCAATTTCATTTCCAGGTGTGGCCGGAAACGCTTGCAGGGTTCGTGCCGTAAATCCCGGAACTCCGAATGCCAACCTTTCTATTTCACAGGTTGGTAGTGACCTCACGATCAATCTTGCGACTAACTCAAGCAGTGCCGTGATTAGCACAGCAACGCAAATCAAAAATTTTATCACAGACTCGTTATTGCCCCAAATCTTATGCGATTTGGGAACTGGGTCTAACGGGACTGGGGTGTATGCTGCTCACAACTACATACAATTAACAGGGGGAGTGAATGGCTTCACTGGGTTAACCATTGCAACATTAACAACTGATACAACGACAGAAGTATCATCGTATTCTTTGGTTGGATCCGGACTTTATTACTTTGTTGATGGTGCTAATGGAACAAGAGACATTGATAATGTAGTTAATTCTTTAAGCATGCTAGAAGACACTGATAATATTGATGTTAATTTGATATTTGCTGAAGCATTTATTGGTAATAATGCAAATGAAATTAATGCTGCATTAATTTCTGTTGTTGAGAATCGCAAAGATTCTATTGCATTTTTATCAGCTCCACTTGACTTATACACACTATCAACAGATAGTGCAAAGAAAACTGCACTTAAAACTGCAAAGGACTCATTTTCATCTACACCTAATACAGTTTTAAGTTACACAGTATTTGACAGTACTCCTGTATATGTGTACAATAAGTATGCTGATCGTTATGAGTGGATTCCAGCATGTGGTCATATGGCAGGTCTCTGTGCATACACTGATGAAATCTCTGATCCATGGTTCTCACCAGCAGGATTTAATCGTGGTCAATTGCGTGGAGTCACTAAGTTGGCATACAATCCAAAAAGTATTGATCGTGATGATTTATACAACTCTAACATCAATCCAATTGTGAACGTTACTGGCCAAGGGATTATTCTCTATGGAGACAAAACCGGCCAAACGCGTCCAAGTGCATTTGATCGTATAAACGTGCGTCGTCTTTTCATCACAATACAACGTGTGTGTGCACAAGCTGCTAAATTCCAGTTGTTTGAATTAAACGATGAATTTACTCGTAATGCATTTATCAATACGATTGATCCATACTTACGAGACGTTCAAGGACGTCGTGGTATTACTGACTATAAGGTTGTATGTGATGAAACAAATAATACACCACAAGTAATTGATACCAATCGTTTCGTGGCTGACATCTATATCAAACCTGCTCGTTCGATTAATTATATTTCACTTAATTTTATTGCAACACGCACCGGTATATCATTCACTGAAATTGGAGCATAATAAAACGTATAAATACTAAATATATAGAAAAATACAATGAGTAATTTATCACAATTTAAAAATCAATTTTTAGGCGGAGCTCGTCCAAATCTATTTGAAGCAGAAATTTATTTTCCACGCAATGTTGCTGATGGCGCTATGGCAACATTAAAGTCACGTTTCTTAGTTAAGGCTGCACAACTTCCAAGTAGCGTCATTGCTCCTATTGAAGTACCATATCGTGGACGCAAATTAAAAGTTGCTGGAGATCGTACATTTGAACCATGGACAATCACGGTAATTAATGACAGTAAAATGGAAATTCGCAATGCTTTTGAAAACTGGATGAATTTGATTAATCGTCATGCTTCAAACACAAGTGCGTACACTGCTGCTCCACTTGATTACTATAAAGACCTACACATCAAACAATTAACGCGTGAAAATGCAAACCCTACGAAAAAATATACATTCGTGGGCGCATTTCCAACAAATATAGGTGCAATTGAGCTTAATTACGAAACTAATGATACTGTAGAAGAATTTACAGTTGAATTAAACTATCAGTATTGGACTTCTAATAGTACTATTGGGTAATTAGTTTTTGCACTATAAATATATATTATGAAGCTATTTGGCTATGAAATATCCAAGGTAATCAATAAAAAAGATACCTCAGAACTTAATAAAGTACCGTCATTTTCTGCGCCAGTGGAAAATGACGGTACTTCTGTCATAACATCTTCGGCTACGGCCGGTTATTATGGACAGGTACTTGACATTGATGGTACTGCGCTGACAAACGAAAAGGATCTGATTTTAAAATGTCGTGCAGCAGCAACTCAACCAGAGTGCGACTCTGCGATATCTGACATTATAAATGCATCTATTGTTTCTGACTCTGACGGCGCTCCAATCAATCTAGTACTTGATAAACTAGAGCAACCAGAAAGTATAAAGAAAAAAATACTTGAAGAGTTTGACACAATAACAAGGTTGTTGTCGTTTAATTATAACGGTCAGGATATTTTTAGAAAGTGGTATATTGACGGTAAGTTATATTACCACATGATGATTGACCCAAAAAAGCCAAAAGAAGGCATAAAGGAGTTGAGAGCAATTGATCCGCTAAAGATCAAAAAGGTTAAAGAAATAACAAATAAGATAGATAAGAATACTGGAGTAAAAACTTCAGATGTCACAGCAGAATATTTTTTGTATTCAGATGACTTTAATAGCAACAGTGGCTTTAAGATTGATCCAAACAGCATAGTTTATGCTCCGTCTGGATTGCTTGATGAAAGCAATAAGTTTGCGGTTTCATATCTACACAAGAGTGTAAAATTGGTAAACCAGTTGCGTATGATGGAAGACGCCCTCGTAATCTATCGTATATCTCGTGCACCAGAACGTCGTATCTTCTATATCGATATTGGTAACTTGCCAAAGGGTAAGGCTGAAGAGTATGTTCAAGGCATTATGGCAAAGTATCGTAACAAACTTGTTTATGATGCAAATACTGGCGAGATTCGTGATGATCGCAAGAGTATGAGTATGCTTGAAGATTTTTGGTTGCCTCGTCGTGAAGGTGGTCGTGGTACAGAAATTACTACACTCCCGGGCGGAGACAATCTCAGCCAGATTGAAGACGTAATTTTCTTTCAAAAGAAACTATATCGTTCATTAAATGTGCCAGTTAATCGACTTGAGAGTGAAACTGGATTTAATATTGGTCGCGCAAGCGAGATATCACGTGAAGAGGTCAAGTTTCAAAAGTTCATCAACCGGTTACGTAAAAAGTTTTCAATGCTCTTTATTGAAGCACTGCGAGTGCAGTTGTTATTAAAAGGAGTGTGTACAGCAGACGACTGGGAAACCATACGCGAAGGCATTTCGGTTGACTATATTGAAGACAACTATTTTTCGGAATTAAAAGACTTTGAGATTATGCGGGAACGTATAAACATGCTTGATACTATAAGTTCTCATATTGGCAAATACTATAGTGACAAGTGGGTGCGCAGCAATGTACTTAACCAGTCTGAAGCTGATATTGAGCGCATGAACACCGAGATCTCTGAAGAAAAACCTGAAGAAGAGCCAACAGATGCTGAAACGCCGCCTGAAGGTGAAGCGTCAGACGATCAGTTTGGCGAAGTTGAAATGTGAAAATATATAAATAGTTAAAGTATGGAAAAAACAAAAGAATTTATTGACAGCTTAATGAATGGTCAAAAAGAGACCTCAGATTCATTATTCTCTGGCATGATACGTGATAAAGTTCGTACAGTATTAGATATCAAAAAGGTTGAACTATCAGCAAACATCTACAATGCTCCGGCTGAAAAAGTTGAAGCATAAATGTTAATTTTTATAAATAAATACACAACAGTCTAATGAAGTTAATTACTGAACATTCAGAAGATTTAAGATATATCTCAGAAGCTGCCGATAATGGTGAAAAGAAATTCATCATTGACGGTATTTTTATGCAAGCTGAGCAGGTGAATCGTAATCGCCGTATATATCCAAAAACAGTTTTAGAAAAAGCCGTGCGTAAATACGTATCGGAATATGTTAATAAAGGACGTGCTGTAGGTGAACTTAATCACCCAGAAGGTCCTACTATTAATCTTGATAAAGTTTCACATCGCATTACCGAACTGCAATGGAACGGCAATGATGTTGTTGGAAAGGCGCTTATACTTGACACACCGATGGGTAAAATTGTGAAAGGACTTTTAGAAGGTGGTTGTCAACTAGGCGTCTCTAGTCGTGGTATGGGAACCGTTGCGAGTAAAAACGGCCAATCCTTTGTTAATGACGACTTTGTGTTGTCAACAGTTGATATTGTTCAAGACCCAAGTGCTCCATCTGCTTTTGTAAATGGAATTATGGAAGGTGTCGAATGGATCTGGGATAATGGTTTGTTAAAGGCGCAACAGCTTGAAAAGTATGAGACAGAAATCAAAAAGGCCTCTTCTGCAAGTCTTGCCGAAGCACAAACAAAAATCTGGACTGATTTCCTCTCCAAACTCTAAACAATAGAAAAAAGTAATATATGGAAAATACACAAATTGAAAACACAAGAGCTTGATCAGGAACAAACTGAGATTGCAGAAGGCAAGTGTAAGAAAGAGGGAGAAGACATGGAAGATGAAGAAGAGTCTGATGAAGACGAAAAAGATGATGAAGAAGAGTGTGAAGATGACGAAGAAGAAATGACTGAAGCTAAAAAGATGACTGAAGCTATAAATGCATCACGTAAAAAACAAATTTATGCTATTGCAAAGAAATTAGGAATAACTGAAGACGAAGTCAATAAACTCGTAATTAAAAGCATAAAAGTCTATGGCGCTGCTGGAAGTGACTGGGGATGGATAAGTTTACATCATATTCTGGAGTTTATACGTGATGAAGCAACAGGTAATACACAAAAAAAATTAATTAGTCTTGCTAAATCAGGAGACTTTAAGAAGCTTGATAAAGAAGCTAGTGATGGTTATGATCCAGAAATAGATGATTTAGAATATCATTATGAAGCTAAAAAGATGACTGAAGCTGAAGTAAGCTCTGATGAAGAGTTTACCTCATACGCTAAAGGTATTCTTAAGGCTGCTCATGGAGACAACTATGATGAAGCCAAGGCAATGGCCGCAATCGAAGGCATCCTTAAAAAGGCTGATGGAGATTATGGTGCAGCTGTTGGTATGATCACAAGTGGACTTGGCGAAGAAGAAATGGAAGATGAAAAAGAAGTTGAGATGAAAGAAGAAACTGAAGAAGTTATTGAAGAAAACACAATCTCAATTGATACATCTGACATTACTCGTCTTGTTGAAAGTGAAACAGGATTGACTGAAGAGTTTAAAGAAAAAGCTACTACAATCTTTGAAGCTGCTGTTAAGAGCAAGATCAAAGAAACTGAAGAAACTCTTAAAGAAAGCTATGCAGTCGCTCTTATTGAAGAAGTAGAAACAATTAAAAACGAACTCGTTGAAAAGATTGA